ATTTAAGCTTTTTCCAGTGAAACAGTTATAACTTGCTCCAAAGTCTCTCCATTGATATCCGTAGATCGGGCCAGCCATGCCTTCAGGATATAACGTAAGACCTCTTGAATCCAAAAATTCGCGCGTGGTATTACCATCCCAAATATGGACGCCTTGTTGTTGTAAAATTTTATTATCGGTTTCACCGCGAATAAACCACAACAACTCTTTTAAACAAGTCTTCCAAGCCGTTTTTTTAGTGGTTAAAATAGGAATCTTACCGTTCTCAAGAGAGAAACGCATAGATTCTCCAAACGTGCTAATGGTGTTTCCATTTCTGCCCTTTTCTAGAGTTCCTCTATCTAAGATTTTTTGGATAAGGTTTAGATACTGCAATTCTTCAGAATTCACGCCACTCATAATTCTCTCTATGAAAAAATATTAGGATGTTTTTATGCCTGTTTAGGAAGAGTTTATTTAGTAAAAGACGGGATTCACTTATTTTAATTTCTTTTTATAAAACATATGGACAGTCTAGACGATTCAAAATTATCATCAAAATTAGGGTTTTTCAAATATGTTTTCAATTTTGACGATGACACAAAAGCGGAGTTGTTAAACATTACGCAATATGCATTAATATCATTTATTCCAATTGTGATTTTAAACAAGGTGATGCAAAAGTTTGTGCCAGAGGCGGATGAGGAAAAGGGAAGTCTTGAACTTTTAGCAGAAGTAATTGGTCAAATTGTGGTTATGTTTATTGGATTATTTTATATACACAGAATCACAGTATACTTACCAACATACAGTGGAACCAAGTATCCTGATTATAGCGTAACATTTATTATATTATCAGTGTTGCTGATTACTCTAAGTTTGCAAACAAAGTTGGGGGAGAAAGTCAGCATTTTGTTTGATAGAATAGTTGATTTATGGGAAGGCAAGTCGGCAGATGACAAGAAGAAAGGTAAAGGAAAGGGTAAAGGAAATGTGAAAGTATCCCAACCCATTGCGGGACAAAACCAGATTCCCAATAATGCAAGCGTAATGGGTAACTCTTTATACGGCGGAATGAGCCAAGGAACAACCTCAATTAGCAGCTTACCCACAGAGCCTGTTCAACAAAACGCGCCTGATTACAACGCTATGTATCGCAATGATTCTACACCAATGCCTGGAGCGGCTACACCTGGAATGGGCGACCCATACGGCGGTATGATTATGGCAGCGAATGAGGTTCTAGGTGGAAGTGCGTTTGGCGCTAATTGGTAAATCAAAGACCGGTGCAATTTTCTCCATGAAATAAAGATTCGTCTATTTCTATATCTGGAGTTTCTTTGCCCGACCTATAATAAATAAAAGGGTATCTATCAATATATGAATGAACTCGTCCTCGCTGATATCTTTCTCTTGAGGTTCTATGCAATATTCCAAAGTTTTCTTTACTAATACCATGGTCTGCAAGTTGTAAAATCCAATCTTCTGATTCAGTGTATCTGTTATAGAAATTTGGATATTGCAATAATTTAATATAGGATGAACGAGCCCACCAAAAATTTCCAGAATAATGAAATATAAAATCATTATAGTTAATTCTGTCTTCATGACTCCACATTTCACACCCACATGTGAGTTTATTTTTAAGTAAATTTACGCTATTCTTCCAATTTTCTATAACAAAATATTCCATCATAAGTGTCCAATCTTCTGATGGACTATTTTCTTCGCGCGATATGCCTCTATTGTGAATATACAAAATTAAACATTCTTCGCGTTGTTTATCACAAAACTCTTTCAAAGCCGTTGTTGTAACTCCTTCGCAGCCAGTTTCTTTTTTAATTAAAATTTTTACTTTTGGATGATTCATGATATGTTCAAATGGGAAATCAAAGGAACTTACATAACCAATATACAAGGCGTCACACTTATCTAATAATCCACTAGCTTGAATCTTATTAAACTGGCGATTAATAATATTTTTTCCTCTTGAATACCCATTTTCATCTATGAAAATGTGCCAAAATACGTAAATTGGCACGCTTAAATCAAATTCCTCCATATAATTGTGAGTTAAGATTATAAATTATTTTTAAATGTTATTTTATAAAACAATATAATAACATTTTGAATACATTAATTATTGATGCAGAAGATTAAAGAAACTTACGAGATACTTTGTTCAAATCCAAGCGATATAAATGAACATTTACCAATCTTATTCAGGTATGCGCAAGAATGTGACAGTGTATTTGAAACCGGTGTAAGAGGTTGCATTAGTAGTTGGGCGTTTGTTTATGGTTTATTAACTGGCAAAAAATCTACTAACCCAAAATTTATGTTATTAAACGACCTGTATGAATGTAATATAAAAGACCTCGTTTATTCTTCATTAAATGAGGATATTAAACTAAATTATATTTGGAAAAACAATCTTGATGTTGAATTTAATAAAAAATATGACCTAACCTTTATTGACACGTGGCATGTTTATGCACAGCTAAAGAGAGAATTGGAAAAATTAAGCAAGGTAACAAATAAGTATATTATTATGCACGATACAACAGTTGACGAATGGTATGGAGAAACAGTGCGCATGGGGTTTAATGCAGTTGAACAATCATTAGAAACAGGGTTTCCACTTGAAGAAATAAATAAGGGTCTTTGGCCAGCCATTGAAGAGTTTTTACAGAACAATCATGAATGGTATTTGCATGAAAGATACACAAATAACAATGGGTTAACAATCTTGAAAAAAATAACAGTTCATCCAATATCTTTTGCAATCCCAAAAATAAAAATAATAGAAGAAACTAACAATATTGAAAAAAAAGAAAAAGTAATATCTGACATAATTCCAGATTACTCAAAAAATTATACTTATGATTGCGAAGAAGATTATTACAATGAGTATAAAAAATCATTATTTGCGTTAACTACTAAGAAAGCTGGTTGGGATTGTTTGAGACATTATGAAATTATTGCGAATGGTTGTATTCCATATTTCCTTCACATTGACTTGTGTCCTAAAAATACTATAACACATTTACCAAAACCATTACTTTATAAAGGAGTTGAGCTATACGAAAAGTGTTCTAGATATAAAGATATAAGTGAGGTTCCAGAAAATATTATGCAAGAGTGCAAAGAGTTGAGCATAAAGCTTGTTTCTTTTATGAAAGAACATTTAACGACACAAAAAATGGCCGAATACATATTAGAAAAAATAGGATATAAAAACGCATCAAACGTTTTATATTTATCAAGTAATATACGTCCAGACTACTTAAGATGTCTTATGCTACATGGGTTTAAAGATATATACAGAGAAAACTGTCACGACTATCCCAAAATACCTCATATTTATAAATCAGAACCAAATAATTACTCAACATTGTATGGTAAGGGGGTTACATATACTAACTTATTAGATGTCTCGTTTCGCGATGATAATCTAGACGCAACCATTGAAAATGATATAGTAAATCATAAATACGACATTATAATATATGGTTCATGCACTAGAGGGATGCCTTATTACGATTTAATTAGGTCATCATATAAACCAAGTGAAGTCATTTTATTATGCGGAGAAGACGAACGCAATTATGATTATTCTTTTCACGCTAAAGAAGGTCATCACGTTTTTGTTAGAGAATTATAATAAAGCACAATGGATAAGATTTTTATATCATTTGAAAGAAATTATATAAAACTAATTTAATATACTGACTATATATCAGAGAAAAAATGGACATAGATAAACTATTAAAAGCGCTAGACAATGAGGAAAATTCAAAGTTTATGAATTTAACAACAAAAAAGATAAATGATATGAAATTAGATATTTTAAAAGAGTTGCAATTATCGCAAAAAGATATAAGTGAAATAATGCAAAAATTGAAAGAGTATATGTATGTTGACGAGATGAATGAATTGAGACATGGTGCTTTTATAAGATGGATACCTATAAAAGACCCAGATAACTTGCATTTAACTGCAGGTGGGCTTTTATGTGAAATAAATGTAACGGATGATGGTGTTTCTCTCACATGTAAAAATTTTGCTCATAAACATTATCAGATAAAAATGGATGAGTGTTTAGTATTCCAGAAGCTAACAGCTCAAGAACAAGTTCTTTTATCTGCAATGGACCATTTGGCAAAATAACTAAATTTAAACAAATATAAATAAATATTGACAATTAATTTAAATGTCTTTATCTGATTATTTAAATGGTGTTGTTTTTAAAGAAGGATTTAGCCAACAGAAACCACAACAAGTTTATGATTTAATTTCTCTAACAAGTAAACCAAACTTGAATATTATGGAAATAGGTTTTCATGCAGGTCATTCTGCTGATTTGTTTTTGAAAAATAATCCTTCAGTAACGTTGACGTCATTTGAGTTATTGCGGTATAACTATACTTTAGCCGCTAAACAATACATTGATGCGAGTTATCCAAAAAGACACACATTGATTATTGGTGATAGTAGAGTAAGTGTTCCTTCATTTATAAATTCAAATAAAAATACAAAATTTGATGTTATATTTATTGATGGTGGTCATGATTATGATGTAGCAAATTCAGACTTAGAAAACTGTTTTCATTTGGCGCACAAAGATACCATAGTTATGATGGATGATATTGCATTTGAAGAAGAATGTGAAGCTCCTTGGACAAGGAGACCTCGTTGGACAATTGGACCCACAAGAGCTTGGACAAAATTTATCAAAGAAAATAAGATAATTGAACTAAATAGGGTAGAATATGTTTCGGGTAGAGGAATGAGTTGGGGGAAATATGTATTTTAACCACGTCTGTGTTTTTTGGTTTTATTGCAAGGACAGTCCTTGAATAGTCCAGGAATAAACTTACCAATCTTGATAAAGGCAACTTCAACTGGTTTTAGTCCACGTTTTACAGTTGAAACGAGTTTTCCGTTCTTGTAATATTTAACACTCTTGTGACCTTTTCCCTTCTTAATAAGAACCTTTCTAACCGTTTTTTTCCCACCAGTTTGATGAGTTTGTGTGTTGGAATAGTTAAACGCAGATTGTGTTGTAGACATTTATATATTTTACAAAGAAAAATAAATAAATGAATATATATAAAATGAAGGAATTGTATGTTCATTTATTTCATATTTTGATAGTTGGAACTTTATTCTTGTATGTAGGAATTAAATCTACAAATACTCCAGCATTTATGTATCCAATTTTGCTAACACTTGGCGTTATCATTGTTTTTTATCACGCATATAAGACTTATCTTAAAGTTAATGCAGGAAAAAATCCATGGGTCAACTTGTTCCATATATTTGTAGTTGGTCCCCTTTTGGTTTACATTGGCTACAATAAACAAGTTACACCTAGATATGCATATGAGTTTTTACTAATGTTAGGATTTGCTTCAATTGGTTATCATGGCTATTACGCTATAACTGGTGATAAATAATTATTCTAAACAACTATATTCAGTTTAATATTTAAATATAGCTGTATAACGCGCGTTATCTTTCAATTTAGTTCTTTCACCTAAGAAATCAAAATATTTTTTTGATAAGGTATACTGTTCAGGTTTTTTATTTTTTAATATATTTAAACGAACTTTCATAATCATAGCAACTTGCCAAATTCGTTTATGTGTATATTTTTTATCCTTATATAATTTTTCAAGTTTGTCAATTGTATTTTTAACATCTTCTATTGTTTTATATTTAATATGAATTGTGTCTTTTGGATTTTTATCTATATAAACATCAAATGATTTCTTTGGATTATTAGGATTGTATAAAAATTGTTTTTTTGTTTTTGATTTATTTGTCATTTTTTTATGCATGCGTTTTATTGTCTTCATAACATATGAAAAGAAATAAAATATTTAAGAATGAGCGTTTGGATAGTTTAGAAAAGGGGTTTATTTGTAACAAGTTCCTGCGCTATCATTCCCAATGAAGCAATCATGGCAAGCCGTCCGTGATTTATTTCAGCTTCCAACATAAACGTCTCATCTTTGCCTAAGAATGACGCGGGTAGTGAAAACCCAAGGTTGCCTGGTTGATAATCTTTCTTCAATAAAAATAAGTTTGATGAACCTTTAAATGGGTCCTCCCAACCTAGCAACATTGATTGTAATTCAGAAGCAGCGACTGCACCAACAAAAGCGGACACAGTAATTGCATCTGCATTATCTAAAACGTGAATGCATTGTTGATGAGTAACAAGTTCAGTTACAGGAATTGCTACTGCTGATATCATTCCCCATCTACCGTGTTTTAATTCAGCTTCACGAAGTTTTACTAATTCGCTCTCTGGCTTATTCTTTGCAAATCCAAGGGGGTCAAAATAACCAAGAGGTCTTGTTGCTCCGTAAAAGTTAAAACTATTCACACTACAACAGAAGAGAAAAAGCAAACCAACAATATTTCGCATTTATATATATTTTGTTTTCTTATTTTTAAGTATTTTTCAAAAATGTTTAACAATACTCTTTCAAACTTTAACAGTTGCTACCAACCCATTTTTTAGTAACAACTGCTTCCACGCTTTCAAGAGCGCCTTGAGTCCAGCCCTGGTTCATGCTAATCATCTCTCCGACAACAAGCATTCCAGGCATTGGATTTTGTGCTTTCTTGATAAAGTCTCTGCGGTTTTTAAATGGCCCATGCAAAGGTTCGTAATAATGAGTGCCAATTGGCCAATAAAAATCCTTAATAGCAATTAAATTCAGGGCGCCTTCAGGAATTCCAAGTGCATCTTCCAGTAACTCGCAAAAATAATCTCTATTTTTTGGTGTGTTTTCTAGGCGGTCTTTTAAAAACTTGGCGTCATCATTATCAGTGTAAGCAATCATATAGACACCCTTCTCCGCGTTCATGGGTATAATTTTTTTCAAAGGTCCGGGGACAATAGTATATCCTGGAACATATTGTTTTATTATATCGGCGGACGCTTTGGTAAATTTGCCATACAAGCGTAAAAATGTTTGTCCGTGAATTTGTTTATATATGGAATCGTGAGGAAGGAGTTTTTGAACGCTGCTTATAGTGGTGGCCAATATGACCTTATTGCACGAATAAGAAACGTCTTTTTCAGTATGTACGACAAAATTGCACGGTGAAACCTCTTCTATGCCATTTACGTTACTAGATACGCGAATATTTTGGAATCCAATTTTTTTAGCAATGGTGTCAACCAATAGCTTCCATGGAATATGCAGAGCAGTCCAATGTCCAAAGTTATCCTCAAATCCGTAATTAAAAAGTGTATCGTGCGCATCTTCATTTTCATAGTCAGTGTAACCAGCACAAATAGTAAAGTTTTTATACATAACAGGACCTAGGATGGGTAGTGCAAATTCCTTGAACGTCTTTTTTACCGGATGTTCTTTAAATTGTTTTTTTAATATATTAAATAACTTTTTTGTGTCACATGGCGGTGAAATAGTTTTTGCGTAATTGTGTGACGTCTGAAATTCGCCGTATGGTATTTTCAACTCTTTTAACAGGTCAATTAACAAATAGTCTTTTTCTTTGCGCCCCACTCCCGCACCAGTAACAATCTGGACCCCTTGAAACATTTCATTGCTAAGACGGCCTCCAAGCCAGTTTTTTTTATAGCGCTCAAGAACTACTAATTTAGTTTTTGGTGCCATTTTAAGAATTTTATACGCACTATATAACCCGGAGATTCCTCCACCTACAATAATAATATCATATTTATTATGCATTGACATATAATTATGATAGATAATAATTTATAATTGCTAAACGACTCTTAACGCTTTTTTTGTGTCTTTGTTTTGTTTTTGGTTTTTGGCACAGTAATTTTCCTTGCTGTCTTTTTCAATTCAACATTGCGTCCATTTTTGCATTTGAATTTTCCGCGTGAAAGGCCTTTTCTGTTTATAACCGCTTTAGTACAAATACCAATAGCTCTTGGTTCTGCATTTGCACTTGGGTCAACCTTTTTGATGCACGAACACAACTTCTTTGCTAAAATTTTTTCAGCTGCCACTTTAACGTCTTCTTGGTTTTTAGGAACTGTTAACCCATAATAGTCAAGAATTTTAGAGTAATCGGATTTTGTAATTTTATAAGGCATATAAGTTATTACAATATGTAAAGATATAAATTATATTTTCTAGTTTAAAAGTTAAAAATAATAACTTAAAATACATTATAATGGAAATAACTATAACTGAAAAGGACGAAAGCGAAGAGAAACGAGAACAAGAAGAGCAACAGAAACCTGGAATTCCAAAGAGAATTTTCCAAACGCACAAGTCAATTCAATATATTCAGAGTAAGCCTAAATTGCAAATTGCAATGAAAACTTGGAGACAATTTGTTCCCGAATTTGGTTACCATTTTTACACAAATGAGATGTGTGATGAATTCATGAGAACCAATATGGTTGAAGAATTTGGCGATGTTATATATGAGGTTTATAACAGACTCCCTTTACCTGTAATGAAGGCAGATTTATGGAGATATTGCATCATATATAAGTATGGTGGAATATATGCCGATGCAGATGCGATGTGCACGTGCAACCCAAATATATTTACAAATTGCGAAACAATGATGGTATGCGCACCAGAAGAAGATACTATGCATTTGTGTCAATGGACCTTTGCTGCACCTGAAAAATCTCCGCTTTTAAAATCTATTATTGAACTATCCATTAAAAGGATTGCAAACATGCAAGTTATTAAAGGAGAGCATATTATTCACTTTTTAACTGGTCCTGGAGTTTTTACTGATGGGATTGAAAAATACTTACAAGAAAATGACATGAAAACGTTTAATAATAAGAAACAGTATTCTTGTTATAAAAATAGCGTAATGATTTGTTTTATTGCAGAACGTTTCCATCAAACAATGATACGCCACCTGCACGCGGGCGCTGATGCAGACGGGTGGAAAAATGAACGTTTTCAAAAGTTGATGTAATTTATACATTTATTTATAAATTCTGCGATGATTCCATAAAACTCCGTAATGAATAACTTTTTTATTTGCTTCTTGTTCATTGTAATAACCTCTATACATTTTTAATATAGCAATATTTTTATAAAGAATAAATTTATCCCCAGTTGGTTTATTAAAAATATGTTCAAGTTCAAGGTTTCTTCTATCTTCACCAATAAATCTAGATACTAAACCTGGACCGGTGGGGTCAACGCAACTACCACCATAATACCGGTTTCTAACATTCTCCACAATTTGATTAATACATTTAAAACAAACTTCGTTATTTGGTTTAACTGCTATAAGAGCATTATAAATGTTGTTACCATTAATGTCTAATACCCAATGTTCCTTTTCGGTTAATTCAATAAATCTAAAAGAGTTTATACAATCATATTTTATATCCAAGTATATTCCTCCATTTTTATATAAAATGCAATAACGCCATAAGTCCGCTTTATAAGCACCGGGTATTAAAGAATCAAATGCTTTCAAGACGTTATTATCAAAGTTTTTTGCAATAAATTCTCTGCAATCATTATCATCAAAAAGGAAGTGTTCAAATCGTGGATGTCTCGCCTTTAATCTCTCAACGGACTGCTTCATACGCGTGGGCAAATCTTTAGAATGCCATGTTTGATAAATTTTTAATGGTATAACACTGTTGTATTCCGCTTTTTTACTCCTTTTGTAATTTAAAATTCGCATTTGTTGCAGTTTAAGTGAGTTTATTTTATTAATTATTGCCGTTTTTTTATCTTCATTAGAATAAATTATTTTTTCACCAACTTTTCCAGATAACATATAAATCATGGATAATAAAATGTTGGCAAAATAACTATTTTATGTGTATTTAAAATATCATTCTATTTTAGATGCCTCTAAATAAAACAAAAATAGTAGTATTTGACATGGATGAAACGATGGGTTATTTTGTTGAGCTAGGAATATTCTGGGATTCATTAAACAATTACGTTAAATTACTTCACTTAGAAAATAAAACAACCCTCGCCCAAGACGATTTTAATAGCATATTAGAATTGTTTCCAGAATTTTTACGTCCAAACATTTTTACCATATTTAATTTTTTAAAACAAAAAAAGATTAATAAACAATGTCAAGGGGTGATGATTTACACAAACAATCAAGGTCCTAAAGAATGGGTATATTACATTAAAAACTATTTTGAATCTAAAATAAATTATAAAATATTCAATCACATTATATCTGCTTTCAAAATAAATGGAAAAAGAATAGAATTTTGTCGTTCTAGCCACGATAAATCAATGAAAGATTTAATAAAATGCACAAAGCTTCCAAAAGACGCTGAAATATGCTACCTTGATGATACCTATTATCCACAAATGAATTATGAAAATGTTTATTATATAAAAGTTAAACCTTATACACATGATTTAGATTTTGACACAATGATTCAAAGGTTCATTAATAGCAATATACAACTTTCTAAAATTATTATGGAAAATTACAATGTTGACGATTTTGTTGGGTTTATGAAAGAGAATATGAACAAATATGAATTTGTTTATATAGAAAAAGACGATAAAGAGTATGAGATTGATAAAATCGTCACCAAAAAAACAATGGAACATTTAGAAGCATTTTTCAATAAGAAACCGCATGAGCATCGCAATTCTGCATCTACTTTTACTTCTACTAGAAAAATAAATAAGAGACTAAGTTTAAAAAATGGTAGTAGGTCAAATAAACAAAGAACAAGACGAAATTATTATTAACATCTAATTTGTTTTTTTATTATTTAAAGCTCCGAATGAGATTTTAGATATTAATGTATTCTTTGCATCCGTTAAATAGTTGTTAAGTATTTTATTAACTGCGCTGGTTGTAAATAAAAATATTCCTGCGCTAAATGCTATTTTCCTATCTAGTTCTGTAAAATGAATTTTTCTAAAAGGATTGAATCTCCATAATAAGAATAAGCTTATATATATTTTAACATAGTAATCCAACCTATCTAAATATTGTGGAGCGCCTTTAAATAGTCCAATTGCAAATAATATGTAAAGCGAATAGGTTAAAACAATAAAAATGTTGAACCAAAAATCTTGAATCTTATATAAATCCTTCTGTATTGACATATCTTATTATATGTAACGAATAAAATAAACGCGTAAATTTTATTTTATTATCTAGCATTCAAATAATTTCTTATGAAATAAAGACCCAAGAAATATAGTGTTTGTCTGTATATTCTCTCGTTTTTTCCATATTTCCATTATATCCTTTATAAATATCTTTCACGTGAATAAATCTTCCTATAAACCCAAAAAACATAATTAGAATTAAACATGATACTAGTCTTAAATTTATTGGTTTTGATAATAATTTTCCAAAGAACACCCAACTTACTATATTACAAAATAAAGTGTAAACAATTGTGTGTAAAAGGATGGAAACTAGCATTGGACCTAACGTCGTTGCCTCAAAAAGATGAGAGAAAGTAAATTTTGGATTTGTCGTGTCTAAATATAATTTTGTAAACATAATATATAATATGATATTAGATAATTATTTAACTTACAGCAATAAAGTAATCATTGCTGTAATTTGTTCCGGATTTTGGATTTATTTTAGAACATCCGACTGTTACAAAATGATACCTCGTGGTAACATATTTCCAATTATATTTGTAATGATATGGACTTATTTAAACTATTATGAACCTCTATTTTTACCTATTGGATTACTTATTTTGATAACATATTCTTATTTACATAGACCTTTGAAGTTGTAACTCCGCAAAAATATGAATTAAATGTTTCAAATATTATTTTTATCTAAACCGCGTCAATTTTAACTTCATTATATATTTGCAGCGTTCTAGCACTCGCATCCTTAGCTTCTACATAACGCGGCATCCAAAAATATGGGACTACATTTCCAAGTCCAGGATAATAACTCTCAAAAATACTGCGGTAATAATTCTTTTCATCTGTATCTGGCGTGTTATGCTCATACTTTACATTAAACAGTTCTGTTGAAGCTGCCGAAACAACAACCTTCTCTTGAATAATTTCATACAAAGACCTAGTTGTTTTACTAACTCCGTCACTGAACGCTTCCTTGGTCCTCCACAAAACACATTTAGGCAATAATGCGCTACCATTTGAATCCAAATAATTATGCTCACTAAACGCAGTTCTTAGTAAAAATTTCTCGCATTGATTTTTACCCTTGTGAAATCTGACAGACGGATGAATGCTCAAATATTGTTGGACCCAAGTTCTATCAAGAAATGGTGTTCTCGGCTCCAAACCATGAGACGAAATACACTTATCTGAACGCAAAACATCAAACGCGTGAATGTCTCTCAAAAGGCGACGACACTCTTTATCAAATTCAATTGCGTCTGGTGCTGCATGCATATACAAATAACCACCACACAACTCGTCGGAACCATCACCATTGAAAATGACCTTTGCATCACTATTTGCAGCAATGTATTTCCCCAATAAGTAATTTCCAATACTGGCTCTTACTGTAGTAGTATCATAACTTTCAATTGCGCAAATAACTTCTGGAATTGCATCAACAAAATCCTGCTCAGTCAATAAAATTTCAGTGTGGTTTGTTCCCAAATAATCTGCGACAATGCGAGCGTATTTCAAGTCTTCTGACCCTTCTAGACCAATACTAAACGTTTCCAATGGCTTATAAGAGTTTTGTTTGTGGAATTTATTTACAAGAGCTGTAATTAAGCTGCTATCTAAACCTCCTGACAACAAACAAGCAATCGGACGTTCAGTAACTAAGACTCTCTTTTTAACTGCTTCAGACAAGTAATGTTGTATATTTTTTAACGTGAATCCAAGGTCATATTGCGATTCATTAATAATGCTTGAAAATCCAGTTGAATGATAAGAATAGTGCTCTTTTTTCAGCTCCCATTTTGGAGATACCTGGTATTTCATAATAAACTTGTTGTAAGTCCCGGGTTTAAACTGTTCAATAACATGGTTTGGAAGCTGTTTAGAAAATTCCGATAACTCTTTTAGTTCTGAAGCAAACCCATAAATGCGCTTCCTATCTTCTGGTTGAAACATCTTCTGATTAAGCACATACAAGGGTCTAACTCCATAAGGGTCTCTAGCAACATATAGGTTTGACGTCGTATCATTTACGTTAACATCGCAAAGCACAAATGCAAAGACGCCGTCCAGCATTTGCAAGGTTTGTTTCATTCCATATCTTTTATACAAGTGAATGATTACTTCACAATCAGACTGTGTTACAGGAGTAATTCCCATCATATCATATAACTCTTTGTAATTATAAATTTCACCATTGCAAATAAGAGCCACGTCACCGATTACAATTGGCTGATTAGATACATCATTGAGACCATTAATAGCTAGACGATGAAATCCCAACAAACATTGTAAAGTAAACGGTTGCATTTTAGAAAACTCGGGTCCTCTGCCTCGCCCTTTCATAAATTGATCGTTGATAAATTTTTGCTGAAACAAGTTGTCATTATTTAATAATGCAAATATTCCACACATGTAGTTTCCTTATTTATTAAGGCTGTTTTTCTTTATATTGATTTTATACATTTAGAAAAGTGTAGAAAGGTTAAAATAAATTATATTTCAGTATATTAATGACAACCCAACAAGGATTAAGAGAGTGTGCATCACAAATAACAAATTCTATTAATACGCGAATCTATGATAGAAACATTCCCTCACATATGTTACAGCCTTATTTAAGCGTGCGACCTGTTATGACAAAGTATTCTATCATGCCTATTGTGGACCCAAGAGCGCCTATTAAAACGCCGCTTGTCCAGCAGCCAGTGTATAACACAAATGAAGTGTTCAATCCTGGAAACGCACAAGCACCATGGTCTGGTTTTGCGACAAATATTAACACAGAGTCCGAATTAAGAAACCAGATTTACGCGCTCCAATCTTGCAGCCAGTCTGTATACGTGCCTAACTCAAATAGCGACTTATATAAATTTAATTTTAAAAATAATAGCAGCAATGTGCAGCAACCTTTTCCCGGATTATTTCAAAATGAGCATTTTAACTCATTTAACCCAAATACTGAGAATATTGGTCAAGGATTATTCCAAAACTGCACTAGACAGCAACTTAAAGATTTAACTCCAAATGACATGTGTGTGCAAAATAAAAAACAGAAAAAATAAAAAATTGGAATAAAAACATAAAAAACGGAACAAACAACTTAAAGGGGCTGCGGCATTTTCTCTCAAGAGTGAAATATAATGACAGAAAATATAATATCAGCATTGACATTAGAATGCTTAATGAACAAATCACAATACGCAAAATATCTTAGCCAATCAGAAGGCAAGCCAAATAATAAAATTGTAAATAAAAAAGAAAAGAAGTTTTATAAACGTCGCATTTTTGATTTAACAAAACAATTATTAAATAATGAAAAACCTGAGATGATGTTGCCCGATGTTTCTTCTGCATTTGATTCTTATGCTAAAATCTGCATTGAGTATTTTAAAGCTTTAGATAAAACAGACATAATTCAGTCGGATTATGACGGATTTGTTGATGGAGAATCGTTAGGAAGCAATACTTTATCAGAAAGCGAACAAGCTGAACTAAATAAATTGTTAATGCGTTCCATTAAAATAACTGAACCAAATGCACTAGAAAAACTTGTAAAACGAACAACTACAAAAATATGTCAGAAGGCCCCAATTATCCCAATGCAAAAAGACATTAATTTAAAAGACCCTATTTTGAAAAATAAAGGTATTCGTAAAAAGAATAATATCACTAATAAATATGAGGAAACCTCAGAGGAAAAAATCAAAAGCAATGAGAAAGACGCAAAAACATAAGTCTTCTAATAACCAAACTACAAGAAGAAACCATTTATTTAGAGAAAAAATGATGAAGGAGTTCAAGACCGTAAAATTAAGATGCAGTCCACAGACTGCTGATAAAAAATATACGTGTTTAGAAGATGAAACCTTGTATAAATTGAAAGATTTATGGAATGCTCGTCACGAGGATTCCAAGATTGAATCCAATGATGCAAAGGAAATTTGGACGCAATTAAACAGCAAGTTAAGAGGTGTTTGCAACAAGGAGTCGTGTTGGTTAAAACAAAAGTTTGTCAATGGTAAATTGGACAAAGAATTACACTCTTCGTTTGCGCCAGTCTCTCCCAAAGAATGGAGTAAAAACCCAAATGAATGGTTATCAAGCACAGATATACTGGAAGTTATGAAGCAATATGAGATTAAATATAAATGTTTTGATTTTATTGGCCCATCACCAATTGATTTTGACACGCATAAATTATATGGAGAATGTGTTTGGGAAGAGTTATGCCATTTCAATATTGAAGATGAAATAAAAAATAAACGATTCAAAATAGGAATGATATTTAACTTGGACCCTCATTACAAAGGCGGTTCACACTGGGTTTCTATGTTTGTTAATATTAAAAAGGGAGAGATATTTTTCTTTGATAGTGCTGGTGATAAGGCTCCCAGGCAAGTAATGAGATTGGTGAACCGTATTATTAAACAAGGCAAACAATTAAAAATTCCCTTTAATTTCAAGTTTGACCAGAATTATCCAGTTGAACATCAATATGGTGACACAGAATGTGGGATTTATTCTTTGTATTTTATTGCGCACATGTTAGAAGACCGTCACGATAGCGCTTACTTTAAAACTCACATATTAGATGACAAATATATGGAGCAATTCAGAAAAGTTTATTTTAACAAAGAACTTTAAATAGACAAATTTAAAGGCATAATTTCATTATTATATATTGAAAATGAAATTAGATTGCCTAACAAAATATCTTCCGGAAGAAATTGTGAGAATTATTTTATCATTTGATGAGAGAATTGTGGTTCGTCGCAATAATATTCATATTATTCATACATTAAACAAGGAGTTGTATAAAGAATCACGTCGGCTTCTATTGAAAAGACCTTTAATCAAAGAAGGAAGAACCACTGTTTACAATGGTAAAAAATCAACATGGTGCACTATACGTCTTTGGAGTTATTTGCGACCACAATTAAACCCATATATTAGTTATAGTTCAAATGAAGAAAAGTTTGAGTTTTCATTTGATATGTGGGCTAAAAATGGTGTATATAGAAAAACTCCCTTTGTTATGCCATAATTTATAGTTTTATTTTATGTGATTTTATATACGTTATAAAATCATATAAATAATAAGCGTTTATTAATTATATGGCTAATTCTCAAATAAACATAGATTTCATTACAACAGAGAACATTGAAATGCTTTGGGAAATAATTTTAGACGATATTAAAGAAAGAGTAAAATCTCAAGAACAAGTGTCTCATGCGAGAGGATTTTTTATAAACCAAGCCAGAGCATTCTTTGAAAGAGAGAAAACAGTAAAGCAAAATTTAATGCAAATGAATAAAAAATTTATTGGAGAAATAATGACAAGTTTTAACAGTTTAAAACAAGAACCTCAGCAATCGCAACAACAATTTCAATCTCAAAAAATAAATATTTCTAACAAAGAGCCAACTAATTTTACTATAGAAGACCTGCATAGCGAGAGACTTAGTGCGTTTGAAAAGTCTCTCTCAGAAAAGAAAAATGATTTTATGAGTGCAATGTCAGTTCCTGTTCCAGAAGCTCCAAAATTTAGCGACGCCGAACTAGATAAACCAATTGGAAGTGCCATGGATGAACTAATAGCTAGAACTTTAGCTCAACGAAATTTTGAAATAGAAAATATACACAAAAGCGTGAACAAAAATGAAGTAGAGAAATGGTTAAAACCAGCAGAAACCTCTGTAAAAAGTGAAAAGATACAGGAAAATGAAAACTCTAAACTAAAAATGGAACAAAAACAAACGCAGTATCAATATGTTCATCAACAAACG